TGTGGTGGTGTCTCTCCCTACCAGTCTATTGTATAGACTATTTTGTAGAATTAGTCAACTTCGTGCCTTTAAACCACGAAGGTAAACCTATCATAGGTCTTTTATCTAAGGCATTTTCTTTCGCCATTTTAGACCCTGCTTTGTTATAATGTAAAAATACTTGACCACAATCTTTGCCTGTAAACTCTTCTCTCCAATGCTCTAAATCACATCCAGAGTATATCAACATATCACCTGGTTTTAAATTTACTTTAACACCCGCTTGACCTTTTTTACCTGTAGGGTCTAAATATATTGGCCAATCATCTCCACCTAAATTTAAAGTAGTAGATATTTCACAAGAGTATCTATCTTTGTGTCTAGCTAATATATCTCCTTTTTTATATATTCTAGCATAAG